ATGTAGACAATGTCGCCTTCCTTGAAGGTTCCTGAAACCTCATCGCCAGTGTCGTAAGGGATGCTGGTGGCACCCACAGCAACAGCGGCAGAGGTCAGAGCCGTATCCATCGTACCTGAGGTGTGGACCGTCGAGCTGTCGACGTTCTGGTCCATGAAGTGGCTCATACTCATGAGCTGGCCCATACGAGCCTGCTCCAGAGCCGTACCGCCGTCACCACGTTTGTCAGCTTCGACAAAGCTGTCGATCGACAAGAGAGCCTGCTTGTAAGCCGGGCTCACAAGCTGAACACGTTCTGCCATCGGAACCTTCTGCTCATCGAGCTTGCGGTTGATAGCTGCCAGGTGACCGATGGTCGTTGGCAACGCGCCGGGAAGAACAGCAGTGCTGCCATCCCACGAGGTTTCGCCGGTTCCGCCGATGTTCGGAAGATGCTTCAGCTTGGTCAACGCATAGGCGTCGATCTGCTCGGCCATCTTCAGGACGTTCGGAGCGAGCAGCTGCTCACTGAAACTCTGCAGGTCCAAGGTCCACTGCTTCGAGGTGACCGCGAACGACAAGTCGTAGTGCTTTTCCAGCACCAGGTTGACGTTCGATTCAGTGATGTCGTCAACGGTGATCGAGGAAGTGAATTCCCGAACCGTTCCCGAGCCACGTCGGCGAATACGAATCGTATCGCCGATCATCTCGTTGCCGGTGAAGTTCGCTTCGTAGCGACGATCGAACAGCTTGACGCCGACGAGCGTGGATCGCAGAAGCATCAGTGCTTCACGAGCAATGTCGTCAATCGTCAGAATAGTATTCGCCATGGTAACTCTCCCCTAATCAGGATTTAGATGAGGTGAGAGTGTTGGCGAACACCCCACCGTCAATAAGGCTTCTTCTTTTTGGAAATCTCTGCTTGGCGATACGCTTCGAACTCTTCGAAGCTCATCTTGCTTGTGTCCACGCCACCAGTCGGTCCACCGGAATTTGATCCAGTGGCATTCGAACTCTTCGAAGGTGCCCACCAGTGAGCACATGGTTCTTTCTGTGCTTCCAGCCAGTCTTCCACGGAGTAAGGACTGACTCCGTCCTTTCCGATCTTGACGACTCCGTCCTTGTCACGAATTTCCTGACGTCCAGTTTCCTCATTGAAGTGATTGAAGACTCCTTCGGCCCGAGACATGACGTCCGGAGTTGCCGCCTTCTGGAATCCCTCTGAAGACGCTGTCACAGACAGCACTTCCACTTCACGCATCTTCTTGACGTACTTGTCTTTGGCTTCCTGCTCTGCAGCCTTGACGGCTGCCACAGCATCCTGCTGCTCTTTGAGCTTGCCTTCATAACTCTTGATCAGTTCCTGGTTCTTCTCCTGGAACACTTCCTGCCACTCACCCTTCTGGATGCGTTGCAGCGTTTCGTCGCCTGCCGTCTTCTGCTGCAGCTCGATGAGACTTTTGATCCCGTCTTCGCCGCCCAACTGTCCAAGAATGCTGTTCGCTTTCTTGAGGTCTTCCGCAGCCTTCCGTTTCTCTTCGAGAATGGTGTCTCGGTTCTGTTTCAGGGGAGCCGTCGCTGCTTCAACCGCAGCGTCGATTTTTGCCTGAATGTCGTCCTCTTTCGGCGGGTCGCCGTCGTCAAAAGGTCGAGTCAGTTTTCGAGAAAATTTACACGTCGAGATCGAGAAAAGAGTCGTCATCACAACCCTCCTGGGTTCGTGGTGTTAGCCCCTTCTGGGACTGCGGAAAATCGACGATCGGTCACAGACTTCACGTCACAGTCATTTACTATAGAACGAGCTGAGCAAATAACTCAAGGGCCATTACTCATTTTTTTTGATTACTCAAAACCTTCCCTAACCTGCAGCTCTGCAAGGGTTAAGGGTCTGCCGGTAGGGCCATCAAAAAGCTTACTGAAGTCCAGCGTCCCGGTCTCCAGTAATCGGAACCTGCGTGGCCCTAAGATGTCCTTCTGAACATCTGCAGGTTGTTTCGTGAGCCACTGCTCGTAAGAGGTCTGCCTGGGCAGGATGCCGTCCACTATTGCGGACACTAAAGAACGGCAACGAAAATGAATTGGGGGTCGTAAAGTGGGCGGCTCCAGTCGCGGAAGCCCAGGGTCGAGGGTGTCTTCCATGCCGAACAGCGGAGCGACTCTGCCGTCCAGCCCGCGACAACGTGAACTGGTTTTTTCGTCCAGCACTGCCGACCAGACGAGACCGCTGATGCGTTTCTTGTTCTTTACCCACACCTTCTCACGCACGGACTGTGTGACTTCGACGGCTGCCGTCTTGACGACGCCGTCGACCTTGTCACGCAGCCTCGCCGAGATGCCGTCTGAAAAGTCGCTGTTCGGAGTACCTCGAATGCTCTCTGCAATGTCAGTGATCGGACGGGAGTCTCGTAAGCCCAGACGAATTTCCTGGGCAACCTGTGCCGTGTCGTTGGCTGCCAGCAGGTCGAACCAGTCGTCAAGCGTCTTTCCCCGGAGAGGCGTCCGCTTCACCAAGGTCTTCACCGACGATTCCGGAAATGAAAAAGTCCGGAAGGGAGCAAGTGTCGCAGGAGAATCTCTCAGCACCCGGCGCACAGCATTCTGCTGCCACGTTGCTTCCCAGATCGCCAGTGCCACCATCTCCTTGTTGATCAGGCTTTTCGATTCCTGCCACGACTGCATCCTTTCTCTGGAGAGTTCTTTGATGACTCGCTCGACCTTCGGCTGCTGACTGACGTAGTTCGCCGCCGTAATGAGACCAATCCTTTCCAACTCCAGAATGATCCTGGCAATGAACCGGTCTTCGTTCTCGTTCATCTGCCGGACGACGCTGCGTGTCGCTCCATTAGCGACTCGCAGGATGCCTAGCTGGTGACCGATCAGCAGGTCTTGCAGGAAGTCTGCTCGCGACTCCGAATTTCCTTCTTCGACGTAATCAGCCATTCTCTTCCTGCTTCTTGAGTTCTTCCGTCAGGTCAGGCAGATTCTCAACTTCAACGTCGATGATCTTCTCGTGCCCGGCTCGCCACTCCTCAATGCTCTGGGCTACCGGAGCCACGGCGAGGATGCCGGTGTGCTTGACTTCGATTTCTCCAGAGACCTCTACCGAGACTTTCTCGCGATTCGCACCCCATTCCTCAGGATGACGTCGAGCCAGCAGATGAGCAGCGGCTCGCCAGTCGTCTTTCGCTGCCTCGTGAATCATGGTCGTCAACTCATTCGAGTTGATCCCTTCCGCCGTCAACATGCCTTCGTAGTACGTCATGCAGTTGAGCTGATGTTCCGTGACTTCCAGGTCAGCGTTCTTGATGTACTTCTCCAGCATCTTCTGGCCGAGCTTCAGCCAGCCTCGATGCGTGTTGGAATCCACTCCCAGTTGTCGAGCCACAGCGACTCGGCTGCAGCCTTTCAGGATCAGCCTGAACGCCTTACGCATGAACCAGGGAGTCAGCAGGCCGTCTACCGGAACGTCCTGCCCTATCGTGGACAGGTCCGCAATGCGAGCCGTCGCCAATCCCCCGATACGCTGAGCCATCTCATCGGCCACAGAGTCATTCGAAAAGGTGGACGCAATCATCTCCTGCAACTCGTTCAGGTTCTCCGTCTGAGTTTCAGGCGGCTTGCTGAAGATTTGCTTTTCGAGATGCTGACGAACAGTCAGTGTCGGAACGTTACGTCCCGGTCCCGGCTTCGCCAGCTCCTTCGCTATCGCTGTTGCTGACATCTTCGGTCTCCGCCAATCGGCCAATCAGCCCGAACGCCGTGTCGATGTCCGACGTTGAGCCGTTGAGTTCTTCTTCGTACGTCAGGTGTGTGAGCTGACGTTTCCGCATCTGAGCGTGAATCGTCTCGTTCGACAGCGGCACGCCGTTGCGAATGGCCAGGTCTTTCGCCTGCATCAGGAACAACAGTTCCTGGTAGCCCATCTGACCTTCGGTGAAGTTAACGTTCGGGTTGAACGTGATCTCTTCCACTTCGCTGTCAGACATGCCGGACAAACGTCCGACCATACGCAAGGCTTCCTGCAATCCGGCACCTGCGTTCTTGACCAACGCCTTCACCGAGACCTGCTTCATTCCCTGACGTATTCGCAGTGCCTCGGCAGCTTCAGCCCCCTTCGAAGCAGACTCAAGTAGATGTCCAGCCTCACCGTAAAATCGACTGTATTCTGAGTCGATGGCTTTGAGCTGCAGTGGGATTCCCTGTCCGTCGATGTCGAGGTATCCAACCTTGGCTTCGGAGTCTGGCAGTCCCCAGATGGAGCTGCCTCCGATTTCGGTGGGGATGTCGTCTTCCGCCACACCAGTGACCCATGCCTGCGGATCACCTTTGATGTACAGCGAGCGATTTGCATCCGCACTTTTTCGGAAGATGGCAAGTGCTCTCTTCGCCATCGGCCACGCTGGGACAGGTCCATAGGAAAATCCAATGTCTGTGGCGTTGATAATGGTCAGCGGAATTTGATCGAATGCCGTCCCGAATATCTCTGGTCGCATCCAGCCATCAGTGGTGGTTTCCGGAGTAATGACGATTTCAACTTTTCCATCCTTGATCTTCTTCCAGACTCGTACCCAATACTCGTCCTCGAAGAGTCGCAGCTCTCGATACATCATGACTTCAACATGCTTGAAGTCATCGTGCTCGTCCGGAGCCATGCCGTGCTCGCCGAGCACCACCATCTGTGCTTTTTCGCCTTCGCATTTCTCGGAAAGTCTCCAGTTGCGAATAGTTTCCGCCGTGTACTGGCAGAGGTGCATCTGGGCTCCCTGCAGGCCGAGTCCGCCCTTCACGTCGGCCAGGAGTCCAATCCGTCCTGTGTAGAACAACTCCTGTGTGACGAGCTGCCACAGCTCTTCGATCGAGTCGCCGTCACCGGTCGCCTTCTTCGCCAGGTAACTCAACTTCTCCGGCAGGTTGTATTCCGGCGGCTTCTCATGGACCAGGCCCATGATGCCCTGGATCATCGGTGCGGTGATCTCGGGAAAATCGGCAAACGTCTTGTAGAAGTCGTACCTGGTCTGCAGCCGGTTCGTCAGCTTGTCGTTGATCGACTGCTCGGGACCAGGCTGCATGCCTGGGGGCGGCGGCAGGTAATCGCGAACATTCTCTGCGGCGAGCACCGCAGGCTCGCCCTCGATGACGTCACGCACCTTCTTCCAGATCGGTGAGATTCGATCGTAGGATGGGTGCGTCGTTTCAACCTTCGGACGTTCGACTTCGTCAGCCATTATCTGCCTCGAATTTTCTTGTTAACCATCTTGCCGGTCCTACTGTACAGGCGATAACGTACCTCATCCGCTACGTGATCCTCAGCCTCGGTGTTGCAATCTTCTGTGTTCTTATCGTCTCTCGGCAAGACCGGCACCGTACGAATAA